TAGCATATGGACGATATATCTTGTAAGTATATTTATTATCTTTATGTTCTATATAAGCAAAAGTAAGTCCTTTTGTTTCAATATAAAAATCATTAATATAATATCCTACAATAGGAGACACATTATATTTAGTAAGAGTAGGTAAGGTTATGCCATAAGAAGACCAATACTCAAAATCAGCATTTTTCCAATTTCTAGCAACTATTTCTATATGACTAGATGCTTTTTCAGCATGATATTGTTTAGGATTGACTTCTTTTTTTCTAGGTATAGAACTAGATAAATCAAAATCTATTTTTTGAATAGTTTCATTATAACTTTTTAATCCTAGTAAATATTGAACAAATCTGATACAATCTCCTCTTCTACCTGCAAAATCTTTAAATAATAAGCATCCATATTGCTTACTATAAAAAATATTAAAACTAGGGATACTATCATCGTGTCTTAATGGACTGTGATAAGTATCTCCTAGTTCAAAATCTCCTAAATAATATCTGAATATATCGTAATCAGAATACTTTTTTAAAAGTTCTTCTTTTGTGATACCTTTTGATAAAAACTTAGAGTCGTTAAGATCAATTGACATTATGATATAAGTTAAAACCTCTTTTTAAATCTTTAGAATCGTAACCATTAAAAGAAGAAGCAATTTCTACAAATTCCTGATAATACTTACTTTCATTATAAGCAGCTAAAGTAGTTAATATACCTCTTTTTGCTGAACCAAGAAGACGAGATTCTGCTTTTATTCTTCCTAGCTTTTTAACAAAGAGTTCTTTAGCACCACAAATTGCTATACCCAATTTTAGAGACTTAAAGTCATCTGAGAGTTTACCCGCTATCGTAAATCTTCGATTATCGGTAGTAACTCCATGATAGAACATTGTTTTCATGATAATTTAGTTATATTAAATAATTAATTTAGTATTTCAACTCCAATATAATATAATACAAAAGTAAGAATTGTAATAAAAATAGGAACAAAAAAATATTTATTTCCTTCTTCCATAATATTTTCCCAACACATTGATATATACCAAGGAGAAAACATATTACGAATTAAGATAGAAAAAACTCCAACAAGAATTATATATATTAAAGATATTAATATAACTATTATTAAAGTAAATAATCCAATTAATAATGGTTTCATATTTAAAATATTATTGATCCTTGTTTATCCCAACTAGTATACAGATGTCCATCCTGATGATATATTAAAGACCTTATATCTTCAGTATTATTATGTTCTTGAATACAGTAATCTATTATAGAAAAGGATATTCCTCCTAAATCATAAACAGAAGATCCAAAAGCTAGTTCTCTTACTAAATGTTTTGGAGTAAAATCTCTTCTGAAATAATCAAGAAAATAAGAATGATCTTTTGTGGTATTATTTTGTATCCAATTAGAAGTAGTTATATCTAATGAATTGCTAGGAATAGTTGCTTTTCTAAAGGTTATTTGTTTAATACCATAATTTTTTATTTTAACAAAAAAATCATTAGGATCAACATTCCACATATCAGTTAATACAATAGTTAACCTTATATTCATTCCAAACTTATTAGCTTCATTATATATATCTGCTAATGTATCAATAGCTTTATATTTATCTATTGAAATAGCCAAAGTATTAAAACCATGTAAATATAAAGACTTTACTGTACAAGCACAACTTAATAAACCATTAGTCTGTATCTCTAAAGGAAAGGTTCTGAAATATTTAGCACATTCTTGAACTTTATTAAGATTATTAAGAGGCTCTCCTTTAGAAGTTATTAATACACTGGAAACAGAAGCCAACCTAGCCATCTCTAAAGCTTTTGGAAGGTTTCTGGTAAACAATACTTCATTAGGAGTAGGATTCCAAGTCATTTTAGATATACAATAAGGGCAATTTTTACCACATATTGCATCAATACAAATTGTTAGATTATTTGCTTTCATTCATTAAATCCCCATTTTAATTCTAATTGATCAACTTCTTCAATACTGTTTACAAGAGCCATATTTAACTTAGGGGATAATTCTTGTATTGCTTCAAAAATTCCCTCACAACTTTTTATAGCTTCTTTAGTAGCATGTGGCAATTGTGTACTAACCATAATAGTACCATCTGTAGCACAAAAATAGAGTTTTTTCATTTATTAATTTTTAAAATTTTTAAAATAGTACTTGGAAAGGGAGTCGAACCCTCACGGCCTAATGACCATTGGATTTTAAGTCCAACGTGTATACCATTCCACCACCCAAGCAAAAAAGAGGGTGCTATTAACACCCTCAATCACCTAACCTAAAAACATGAACAAAATTAACCATTAAGCCATGATAAATCATCTGTATTTTCTACAGATTCTTCAGTATTATTATTATTTAACAAAACATCTGATGCTGTAGGAGTAGGATTTGGAGCTTTTACAACATTATCACTACTTGTTAAACTTAAAGAATTAGCTACAGTCATTGGTTGTATAAAACTACCAAAGCTTTTAAATCCAAGATATCTAGCAGGATTTTTGCTTGTACCATAACAAACAGCTACTCTGAAAGGCTTGTTTAAAGAGGGAGCAACCATTTTCATTACTCCATCTAATACCTCTCTTGTAGTATTCCAAACAGGAAATTTAACATCATCTCCAAAAACTCCTCTTGCTAACATTATAAGTCTTTGTGCTTGATATCCGGTAAAACCCTTAGAACCTTCTTCCTGATAATAAAATCCTTCATTAATGCTAGCTCCTTTAGAGTCAACAGCAATTAATTTGTAATCTGGTTTTTTGTCATCAGTTCCGGGTGTCTTACGTTCAATAGTCAATTTAACATTATCCACAATCCCTGCAATCCCATCGTTAAAGATTTTTAATTCTTTTACGAAATCTTCACTTTTGTTTAAGTCTACTGACATAATTTTTAATATTTAAAGTTATTATTTGTTGCTATTTTCATACTCATCTATACAAGAAGCAACATATCCTAAATCATTTGGAATATATAAATTTTTAAACATTCCATAAGGACTTTTTGCAGGATATATATTATCCTGATTTGTTACAAACTCATAAGTAGTTTTTTTATCAGAATCGTTCCAAGTTGTTTTAGTATAAAGTAAAACTGTAAACATTCCAGGTAGTTCTATTTTTTCATCTACCATTCTACCTACTGTTTTAATCTTTTTAATCACATTACCAAAACCTACTTCAATATCTTCTGAATGTGCTAAGACGAATGTTTTTATATCTGCTCTTAATTTACGTCCTGTATTAAGAACTTGCATACAATGCATAGCAATTTCACTAAACTTATCATATCCTTTAGTCATAGCTTTTTCTACGAATTCAAATCCCATTAGATATTGAAAGTCATCAATAATAATATTTTTTATATCTGGTCTTTCATTACTAACATAATTCATAGTTTTAGTAATTATTGCTGCATCTTCTGTATTAATGTAATTACCTTTTAAATTAGTATTTGAAAAAGGTTGATAAATATTTCTCCATCCTTTGAACGGAAAAGGTTTACCAGATACATTAATAATAAAAGTTTGTTTAGGATCTAACCCTACAATTCCAAGGCCAGGTTCAGGAAAGTATGAACTACTTTTACCACTACCTGCCGGTCCCACAATTCCTATAAGTGTACTATTCATTAAATTAAATTTGTGTTTTTATTATGTTTTCATAATTAAGATAATCAAACTCTGACATTGCTTTAGGCAATTCAGCAAAATATGAACTTGATCCAAGAAAAAATAGTTGTATACTAGCATTACTAATACCATTTCTATTTAAATTGATCATAAATTCACGATGATTATCACCTATTCTAGCTAAATCTATATCTTCATACTTATCTATATTATATCTTTTAGGATAAAATAAACTAACCATTAAATCAACATCTCTAGCAGTATATTTATTATCTGCTAATCCCTCAGAATCTGGTTTAATCTTATCTATAATAGTGTCTCCACGATAATTAAACTGAGCTCTTGATGAATCAGCACTCTGTTGTTGAACGACTACAGGAATATAATTCCATTTATCTCTCATCTCTAAACAATATTCACTACTAAATTTACTAATGGTTTGATGTAATGTTTCATTGGTACTTGTTTGTAATAATCCAACATGATCTACAATAACAATAACATATTCATCTGGTCTTACTGGTACATATTTGTCTCTTACTTCTCTTGGAGAATAAGTTTTATCTTCATTCTGCCAATTAATAGTTTTATAAGAGTATTTCCCATTACTTGGATGTTCTGCATAAGACTTCATTAAATGAAATATACTATTAGGACTTCTTATGGTATCATAATAAGTTACAATATTACTAAATTTATCAAACCAACTTTTAAATTCTTCACTATGAATAATAGATTCTATCTTATCATCTAATATATAATTACTAAAAATTGAACTAAGCTTTTGTGGACTTATAAGAATATTATAATCCTTATATAGTTTATAACACATAGCTGCTTTAATCTTACTTTCTTTAGATACTTCTAATGAGAAATAAAATATCTTTAGTGATATATTAGAAAGAGGATTATTAATAATCCATTCTACTGGCTGATATACATATAAAAAGTCTGCCAGTTGCGTTTTACCTGCTTTAGGACTAGCACTAATTAAATTATATCTACCTTGTTCAATTCCGGGAAGAACAGTAGAAAGTCGAGGTAATGACCAAGGAATGGCTATTACATCTCCTGATTCTCTCTTCTTCTTATTGTTACTCAAATTATTGAGTACATCTTCATATAGCATATTTTCCCTACAATATCAACTTCACAAAAATACACATAATAATGCTATATTCCAAATATCTTATAACTTAATTGATGAATTATTACTTTTATTTTCTTCAGGAATATTTTCCCATTTTTCCCAAGTTGCTTGACGCAACCATGTATCAATGCCTTGTAAATAAGCCATAGAATCTGTCGATCTTCTATGATCCAATTCACGTTTAAGGCATTCTATAATTTTCCTTTGAAGACCTGGTTTATTTTTAGTTACTCTTCTCCAGATATCATGAGTTGCTTTACCAGAAATACTATTAGGATCTTTAGCTGATATAGCTCTTCGTCCTAATCCAGTTTCTACGTATCCAGGATATAAAGAAAAGAATTCTACAAATAAATCATCTTCTTCAAAAATCTTTTTACTATTTGGCCCTAAAATATAACCATCATTTTGAGGATCATGAATTACATATCCTTCTTCTTCTAGTCTATCCAAATATCTTGGATCTAAATCATAGGGGAAGCTCTTGTTTTCTTCATTGTGTCTTAGTTTTAGTAAATTAAGATATTCATTGATATTGAGCTTTAGTTTTCCAATCTCAAGAATATCAATTGTTACAAATAATGCTACCATATATAATATATTTAAAAATTACTATAGAAGCTCTTTCTCTTTTATTTCTTTTGTAACATTTTTAATATTAGCTATAGTGCTTTCAAAGTCAAGATTAGAAATAAAGGCATCAAAATCACATTCAACCATTGTAACAAAGGCATCTTTGTTATATTTGACACCATTGATTTCTACTTTTTCAAGTTCAACATCATTTTCTAATATTAAATCAGGAATTGTGTCCAGACTATAATAAAAATGTGATGTAGGTGCTATATATTCTTTACATTTATCTTTGATTAATATTAGCTCATTGATATTACCTAAAAATATTAATTTAATAGTTAAAGTATTTTTTCTTAATTCTAAAAAATCATAATTAATAGATAATAACTCTTCTTCTATCTTTATACCTTTCTTTATACAAGTTTTAATAACTTCTTGAAATACTTCTAAAGTATCTACTGCCAAAAAGACCTTACGATTTTTTGGAGACATAAATATATCTCTTATTAAAGAAGTTAAATTACTAGTAAGAGTAAGAGGAGAATGGATAAAAATTTCTTTTCCTGAATTAGAAAGATTATAGATAGATATATGTTCTTTTATACTTATAATAAGCGACTTAACAAGTGAATTAACATAGTTATTAAGATTAGGAGAATTTTCAGACATACCATCAGTCATCATACAGTTATTATGCTCACTTAAAAATCCTTCTTTTATTAAAAATTTTAAGAGATCACTAATATCTTTAGATTCAGTATATCTTAAAAAATATTTAAAATCTATACTTTTATTATGACTTTTTATCCTTTTTCCCGTATTCCAAGCATAAAATCCTTCATTAATGCTAGCTCCTTTAGAGTCAACATAGTCAGAATTCATATTATTCTTTCCAATATAGTCATCTTTTCCTTCTTCTTCATCTTCCTCTTCTTCTTTCTCTTTTATAAAATTCATACCTGTTATTGATTGTGATACTTCTTCCATTGTAGAAAAAGGATCTGTACCTGTTATATAAGATGCTTGTGAATACTTAGGTGAAAAAGTACCAGAAACTAATGAATCTATTAAAGTTATACCATCAACAAGATTGAGTGGCCCTTCATCAGGTTTATTTGCTTTTACAACAGGAGGTTGTTTTGCTTTTGCTTTATTAAGTACTCTACTCATTTTAAAATGTATTTAGAGATTTTTAAAAATTGCACTGGTTTTAAACCATCAAATTTTATAGAATATTCATACCAATTTGGGTATTTATCATATAGTTCTGAAAATATCTCTTCTTCATGAAAAGCATCTTTCCAAATTGGACTATTGTCCAGGTCATCCTTAATATTAGTATCTAATACAGGACTTATAACTCTTTCTGTTTTTAACATTATGTATAAAGTTTAGTGTACTTTTCATCAGTTATAGTTGATGTATTTAAATATAATCCTAATTCATCTTTCTGTTTATCAGACATAAGATGATTCTCACAGAAATCAGAATATAATCCTCTGTTATTCTTTCTAAATACTCTTTTTCTGATATCTGAACAATATAAAGTTCCTATATATCTTCTATTACAAAGAGTAAACAGAGCAGATCTAAACTCTTTAAAACTTACTTCAGGATAATAATATCTTACTATATTATAAAGATCTTTTTGTGATCTTCTTCTATTCGCACAGCATTGAATAAGATTATTTTTTGCATAAAGAGTATTATAGGTAATTAAATCAAGAAATATCTGATGTAATCCTTCTAAAAAAGGAGAATTTTGATAATAATTTTGCTCTCTATTATGTATCTTTAGTTTTCTTCCATGACGAATTCTTTTTTCAAAATTATTAAGCTCTTCGTCTGTTAAATGCTCGTTAATTATTACTTTCATATAAAAAAGTTAAAACCCCTATATATTATTATAGGGGCTTGTAATTGACTAACTATAATTAAAAATCAAATACTGTATTAAATAGAATAGCATGTCTTCGATCACTGTTTGGTGTGATCATAGCATAACCATATCCAATGCTTGCCCAATCTCGTACCTCAAAATGCACTATTGCTTTCAATTGGCTCAGATCAAATGCCGGAGAGTTAATATTAGTACCTACCAGTAATCCTATACCAACTCCAAAGTTCTTATATGGATTACCTAGATCATCTGCTTTATATTGTCGTACTGAAAATACAGGCCCACTACCTAGCCAAGCTTCCGGTTCTATACTCTTTGTTTTAGTATCATATACCATAGCTCCTGTACTTATAGTACCACTAAGCTTGAAAAGAGTTATTGTATTAGTAGTGGCAACTCTTGGAAGCATATAATTATCTCCTACCTTAAGAAGATCAGAAGATACATATGAAGGATTCTCTATCACAACATCTTTAAAGAGATTATCTGGAACATCTCCTACAAGATATTTAAAAGATTGTGCCTGTACTGTAAAAACAGACATAAGAATGACAAAAAACAAAATTACTTTTTTCATAATTACAATTATTGATTAAAATTAAACGTTTGATTTCTTTTTTATAAAGTTAAAATAAATACCTTGTATCCAACAGTAAGTATAACAAATATTTAGAAGCAATATGCCCCATTGATGATTTTTTATTACAGAGTAATACCAAAAAGGTTGAGCTAATAAACCAAAAACAAAGCCCCAACGTCGCCAAGGCTCTGTTCTTCCAACCAACCAAAGAGCAGGCACTCCTAATAAAAATATCATTATCTGATCAAAATGCATTATTATAATGCATTAATAATATCTTTTATTGCTCCATACTCAGGATTAGCAAAACCAGTTATTATATTTTCAAATGAACAAATTAGAAAAATAAATGTTACTATAATAATTATGATAGAAGGAATAATACTAAATAACCACCAGCTTTCATCTAAATCATAATGAATATAATCTTCTGATCTGTCATACATTTTTCTATATTTTTCATTTGTTTTAATATAGTCTCTAAAAGAATATATTAAAATTAAATGAAATACAAGAAAAGAAATTATAATAACAAGTATATTAGAAATAGAATTAATAAATTGCTGTTTTACTAATATCTTATAAACATGTTCAGCAGGAACTTCAAGAGCTTTGGCAAGACTTTCGATAGCATTTGTTACTTCATCAAATACTTTATCAATAACTTGTACTGAAGCAAGTTCTTCTGTTTGTTCTGGAACAACATCTTGATTGTAAGCTTGTATCATAAATACAAAGCTAAAGATAAAAAGAAAGATAACTTTTTTCATTTTTTTAATTATATAATTATTACATTCACTGATTCTCTTGTACTTTTAATTCTATATTTAGGAGCTCTATCTCCTGTTTTTGGTGCTACTTCTCTTACAATACCTTCATGAGTATCATAATCAGTAATAAACTTACCAAATAAAGATCTTTTAGTCTTACTATGGTTTATATGACTAATATAAATTGTTCTCATAATTATTAATAGATTATGTATTAAAATATTATAGCTAAGAAAATTGTTTTAGTTTGTTGATGTAATCTTTATCTTGAGCATATCCTATGTCTTCAAGAAAAGCATAATAATCACCTCCTTTATATCTGGATTGTTGCCAAAGAGCATAATCTTTAATACAATCAGAGTAAGTAGAGTACATTGCATGTCCAAATTGCTCACCAATAGCAGTAGTTTCACGCTTTCTAGGATATTTCATACCAAAAAGATTCTTATTTTCTTTACAGATCCTAGATTTTAAATTTCCTGTTTCAAGTCTAATTTGAGCTAACACTATTTCAGGATATTGTATGTTATTATCAATCAATAACTTTTCAATATCTTTAAGAGATAAATGTTTAATAGGAGCTTGTTCCAATATAAATAAAGATTTATAAATAGGAGCAAAACATTCTAAGCTCATTAAACTAATGAAATACAAAAAGATTAATTTTTT